TATTCTTCCTCCATATAATTAATGACCCACTCAACGACACTACGTTGACCGGATCGGTACATAATTTTTTGCATTGTATCGTCAGGTGTAGGATTGGTGGGTGGAAAAGTTTCTTCTAGTTTAGCAAGCATGGCATTAGCTGTCATGCCACGTACATCGAGAAGATTTAAATCAGGCATACTGTGGAAGGTTTACGTTACTGTGCTCAAAGAAAGCAGGCATTCTAGCAGACTTAGTTGCGGAAAGTTCAGGAGCCTTGCCCTCATACATTAGCCGATCGCTAGAATCCAACCAAAATTTTTTGTCCAAATATTTGTCCTGAGTATTTACACCTAGTGGTTGCATTACCCAGTTAATAGTCGCTTTCCTCAGTTTATCCAGCGACGGTGAGATCTCAATCCCCAGTTCTTTGCATACCAAAGAGTTCGTCGCCACGTGGATCTGCTCGTCCCGACTGATGTCGGCACTGACCGTACGCATTCCAGCGTCACCGTTAAAGCGGAAGAATGGTAGAAGAACGAAGAAAATTGCACGCTCGGCAACCATTGCTTTGGTGATCGTGTGATCAGGATGCGCAATCCACGCTTTTTGTAGCGCCAACGCTTCTTTCTCAGCCTGTTCATCCACTCCGTAAGCCTTGGCAATGTAACCCAAAGCGACATCATGGTTCTCCTCGTCTTTGACGTTTGACTGGAGTAGATCCCGTGCTGCAAGTGGAACATTTTTCTCAAGCGCATCATTGATAAAATCTCCCACAGGCAGTTCCATATGTCTCAATGCAAGTGCACGGAGGATCGCTGCTTCCGAGCCTTCTTTGCAAATACCGGCACTTGTCTGTACCGGTGTCCATTTCCGTTTCCGGTTGTATAGTTTTTCGTAAGGGTTCATTCTTGACAGTCACAAGTAAGGTCATCAGTTCCTTCAAAAAGTTTTGCCAAGTAATCCTCTACCTCTGCTTCTTCAAGAGCAGCGTAAGCATCAGATTTATCTTGAACGTCACCCATTACCTGAAGGGAATAGTAAAGGGAAGTTTGGGGGCTGTCAAGCCACTCTTCGATGAACGCTTCATCATACGTGATCATGTCAGACCACGAGTTGAAGCTGTAACCGTGAAGAAGCCCAGTGCGGTTAAGAAGTGTCATGATGCCATCGGCAACACGTTTGTAGGCATCCCAGCCTACTTCACTGGCGATCTCTACGTCACCATAGTTGTATGTTTGTACTCCGAAAGTACCGCTGTCGCGATCGACTGTCTTCGAGATAGGTGGAGCGATTTCTGGTGTGCAAGTATAGCCATCCAGATCTGTGCTTCGATAACTGCAGGAGGCAGTGGGTGCGATAGCAAAGGCTCGAACCATATTATTGTGGCGAGCGACGGAAGCGGCAGATTCAACACCAGAGGCAATTTGAGTGACAATTTCATAAGCTGCTGAGTGTACCACTTCTCCTGAATTGTATTGTTCCAGAGCACGTCCAAACTGCTCATAAGTTACTCCGTACCGCCGTAGGAGGTTGGCGAGACCAAGTATTCCGAGTCCCACCTGTCGATCAGTTTCAGACGGGAGGTATTCTCCAGAATCTCCGACACCTGTTCTACCATGAAGCTCGCACAGCTCGGACATACCTTGAGTAAATGCTCGTGGAATGTCGTCGAACTCACAGGCTCCAAGATTGACATGCTGTAGGAGGCACGTTCCTCGTGAGGGCAGATATACTTCGAGGCAGACGTTACCTCGGATTCGGTTTCCTTCATTGTCATACTTTACTTTGTTGAGCCAGATGTCGCCGGATTTGATTCCGTAAAGGAGTTGGACTTTGAAGTCACAAGCTTCCCACCACTCGGGGGTGATGTTGACACATCGTTTAACCCAGGGGAGTTCATTCCTAGGAGTGCGAATAAAATTGAGACAGTCAGGATGGTTGAGGTCGAGATGACAAACCACTGCGCCATTTTTGTAGACCCCACCTCTACGAAGGATTTCATTTAGAGTGCTGTAGATTTTTGCAAAGGATACTGGACCACTAGCAGTCACACCAGAGGGCCTCTCGTGCCCCTGTGGGTCAAGTTTGGATAGGTGTACGGCACAGCCTGCTCCATAGCGTAGAGCGTGGCTTACGAAGCGCCAGGAGGCTTCTAGACCGTTTGGTCCTTCCATCTCATTTTCAACTACAAACACTGTGCAGCTAACTGGAAGGCGTGAGGTTGGGTCGTCAATCCAAGATTGGACACGACCAGTGCGAGAAATTAGATTGGTGGTCACTGTTATTAACGATAGTTTTGGTAAGAACGTGGATGGACTCCATCATCGGAGTCATAACCTCCCATAAAGGTGAACCCATATTTTTCAGCTAACGCTTTAAGTGCTGCGTTATACCTTGAATGGATGCCTCCTAATGGTGCGCCAGCAAGGCGTACATTTTTAACATTTGCTTTCCTGAGGAATTGAAGTTGAGCTTCAACGCTTGCTAAATCACCTGAATTAAGGACACCAGACGACAACACAACATCAGCGCCACGATAATAGTTTGGTCCTTTTTTCCGCATGTAGGCAAGCTGTTGTGCGCTGCTCCGACCCCAATGGGCTTCACTTTCTGGAGTTCCTTTTGCACCACCGTAACCAATACCAGTAGCCACGCTGTCACCAGTAACGATAGTTCTAGCCGGAGCTGCTGGTTGTGGTTGTGGTTGACGAGGTTGTATCGAAAGTTGCTGTTGTGGTGGTTGAAAGGGTTGTATCGAAAGTCGCTGTGGTTGTGGTTGTTGTGGTGGTTGTTGTTGTATTGTAGGCGTCCTATTTGGTTTAGGCTGCGGCTGTGATTGAGGTTGAGGCTGTGGTTGTGGCGCAGCCTGTACTGGAGCCTGTGGTTGAGGTTGAACTTGTGTTTGTTTTGGTCTTTTGTCGTACCTCGGATCATACAACGCACGAGCGTTTATGTCTCGATCCCGTATGTCCTTAATTCTTAGTTTGTTCATAAAAGATCAGTAAAATCAGGAGGTTTATAGTTTTGTCCCTTCAATACTTTACCGTCAGCACGAAGTATTGGCTGACCGTTTTCGTCAAGCTTAGACATATTTGATTTGTGAACCCTGTACATTACTTCATCAAGATCCCAGCCTTCATTGGCTGCAAACTGGTAGCATACATAAACAAGATCAGCTAGTTCTTTAAGAACGTGGTCTTGTGGTTCGTGGTGGTAGGCTTCATGAAACTCTGACCATTCTTCATCGATCAAAGATTTCTGTTTCGCTCGATGAGCATCCCCATTCGGGACGCTGAAGGCGGAGCGGAACTCGTTTGCTTGTTGGAGTAAGGTGGGATAACTCATTTTGTAGATAGTGGATTGCTTTGGTTAGGTCTTCTTCCGCACTATCTTTATGTCCAGCACGGCAAATATATTTAATGGCATTACCAAGATGGTAGTTTAATCCTTGATCTCGGATGAAATCCCAAACTTCAATTGATCCTCGGGTGTAATACGTAGGGGAGTCGGCCAATTTTTTAAAAGATTAGATAAATTGTTTGTAAGACAGAAGTTCTGTCGTTGTAGCGCTAGGAATACAGTAATAATGTCTTCCTTTCTTGCGTCAGGTTTCTCAAGTGCGTCTTTAATTTGACGCATCTTTAGATCCTGTTCAATTGTCAACTCGGTAATCACTGGTGGGGGTCCAGAGAATTGGTTGCCTGTTAATGAAGTCATAGTCATAGCATTGAAGAATCTTTGCAAGTCTTGCGTTCTCAAGCGCGACTTCTTCCGAAAGATCTTTCTCAGCGAAAGCTTCGACAACAGTCTTCCAAGAATACCCTTCTTCTTCAAATAGGGCGATTGCACGCTTAATACCAATACCGGGACATCCGGCGTAACCATCTGTTTGATCTCCTGCTAGTGTTTGAACAAGGTGCCAACGCTTCCCTTCATGTTCTTCCACATTCATCATTTCTGACATGTCAAATAACTTACCAGGAATCTGGCGCATATCCTTGTCAGGTGAGCATAGGATGTTGCCAGGGTTAGCTGTGGCGTAGATACCAAGGGCATCATCAGCCTCAAGTGACGGCATCACAATAACCTCATACTCAGTCTTGAGTTGGTTAATGACCCGTTTATATCCGCAAGGTTTCTTACGGTTGCGGTGCCCTTTATATGCGGGCTGGAT